GCGTTGAGGTTGTGGCGTGAAGATCGACACGAATGAACCGACGGTTGTAACCGCTGCGAAGGTGGACGGGCGGGTGACATTCACGACGGCGGAGTTGCAGGGACTAACCCGCGTCAAGGTTTCAATCGTCATCCCGACGATCAAAGGCCGCGAAGACCTGTTCGAGCAAACCCTTGCCGCCTACAAGAAGTCCAAGCCCAAGACCGTCGACTTCGAGTTCATCAAGCCGATGGGCTATTCAACGATCGGTGAGGCATGGGGAGCCGGCGCGACCAAAGCGACGGGACAGTTCACCCACCTGACCGCCGACGATGTTTCGCCGCACGACGGCTGGCTGGACGCTGCGATCAACGCAACCAACCGGGGCGAGTGGCCGTGTCCGAGGATCGAGAACCCAGACGGCTCACTCCACTCCTGCGGAACCCTCGGCAGCGGATGCCTGCTGAATGAATGTCCAGACGGCACCGACTGCGCGGCCTCACCGTTCCCCTTCTACCGCACCGAGCGCTACGTCCAGATCGGGCCGATCCCGCCGCTCCACTACTACGCAGACGACTACCTCGGCTGGAAAGCGCGCAGCGCCGGCCTCACGCCGAAAGTCTGCCGCGACTACTGCCTCACCCACCACGAGGGCAAGGGCGGGCGCAAGGCAGTTGTAGCAAGGGCGATGGCAGATCGCCAGCAGTTCCTTGATCTGATCGTTGGAGGTTTCGTGTGAGAGTCCTTGTTACCGGCGGACTTGGATTTATCGGGTCGTTCACATGTGAACACCTGCGCGACCTTGGCTTCGATGTTGTGGCGATCGATGACCGCTCGGCAAACGTGGTCGATGAGATCGAAGGCGTGACGGCGGTAGTCAACGATCTGCGCGAGGTTGACTACTCGCAGGCAGGCGCCGTGGTTCACTGCGCGTCACCAGTCGGGGCCGTTGCCTTGCTTTCGTCGTGGCGCTCGATCACCCACGAGATTGCAGACACAACCCACCACCTGGCTCTGCGCTGCGCATCTCTTGGAATCCCGCTGCTGAACATTTCAACGTCCGAGGTCTACGGATTCTCCGGCGAGTACGCCGAGACGGACGACCTGCGGGTGCCAGACAAGCACTCCGCTCGACTTGAATACGCGGTTGGCAAGATCGCAGGCGAACACCTGCTGCACGGCTTCAAAGATCTGCGCTTCACCACGATCCGCCCCTTCAACGTCACCGGCCCACGCCAAACGGCGGCCAAGGGCTTCGTGCTTCCCACCTTCGTCGAGCAGGCGCAAGCGGGCGACCCGCTGACAGTCTTCGAGGACGGCAAACAGGAACGCGCCTTCACTTCGGTCTACGACGTTGCGCGGTTCATCGGACGCGCCGTCACCGAGCACAACTTCGACCGCCGCGCCTACAACGTGGGCAACCCCGACAACCGCACGACGGTTCTAGGACTCGCCAAGCGCGTGATCGAGCAGACCGACAGCCAATCGGAAATCACCTTCACCACCGGCAAGGCGGTACACGGCGAAGGCTACGAAGAAGCCGAGGGCATCATCAAGGTGCCAAGCATCGCCCGCGCCAATTCCGTTGGATGGTCGCCCCACGACACCCTTGACCAACTGATCGCCAAGACCGCAGAGGATTCAAATGTCACTTGTCGATGACCTTCGCACCCTGACCGCAGCGGGCAACAACGAGTATTCAGCGGGTGACAACACCTTCTGGTCTGACTCGCAGCTGCAAGCGACACTGAACCGCAACCGCAGGCTGATGGACTTCCAGCCACTTGAGTGGTATCCCCGCACCTTCGGCGGCGGCAGCGTCGAGTACAAGCGCGCGTTCATCGGAAGCAACTGGCAGATTGAACCAAACGCCGGCACCGTTCAAGACGGGCAGGGCGGCACGGTGACCGGGTGGACGCTCGACGGCGACGGCTGGATGAACTTCGCAGCAGACACGCGGGGCAGCGCCCTCTACTACAGCGGGTACGTCTACAACATCAAGGCAGCAGCAGCCGAGGTCTGCACGGCATGGGCATCCGCTCTCAAGACGCAGGTGGACGTAACCAGCGATGACCAGTCTTTGAAGCTCTCACAGAAGCGCACAAGCTTGCTTGATATGGCCCGCGAGTTTCGCAAGGGCGCACCACTCTCGACCGGAGCGTTGACCCGTGGCGATGCTCAGTGACGCAGAGATCGCAACCTACCGTGAAGCCTTCAACGAAATGCTCAGCGATTCGTGTGTAATCCAGCGCCTTGTCACAGCATCAGACGGGCAGGGCGGATCAACTTCAAGTTGGAGCGCCGTTGGTACCGCGCTTTGCACCGTTTCCCCGCTCAAGACCAACGGCGGAGCGCCTGTTGTCGGCGATCAGGTGATCGAGGCTGCTGACCGCATCGTGACGCTCCCCGCCGAAACGGACGTGCGGACGGCAGACCGGCTGGCGATTGCCGCCGCCACCTACACAGTTTCAGAGTTGCGCGAGCCGCGCACCTACGAGTTCGTCAGACGGGTGGAGGTAAGGCAGGCATGACGGTTGTTATCAAAAGCAGGCTAGGTCTGATTGCAGAAGAGGCGATCCCGAAGGCGTCGGCCGCAGTCCGCAAGACCGCCTTCGACATTGAAGAGGGCGCGAAGGCCCGCAGCCGCGTTGACACCGGCGCGATGCGCAGCAGTTGGCAGACGGAAGTTCAAGGCTCGCTGGAAGCGCGTATCTCGGCAGGCGTGGAGTACGCAATCTACAACGAGTACGGCACTAGCCGCATGAGCGCGCAGCCAATGGCGCGGCCCGCAGCCCACCAAGCCGAAGCGCCGTTTCTCGCAGCAATGAAGCAGGTGTTTTCCTAAACGTGGGTCCAACCCTTACGGCGCACGACCACGCCGATGGTGACGTTGCTGACGCCGAACTCTGCGCCCAGCGAGTTGTAGGTTTCGCCTCCCGCCGCGTAGCGACGGCGGATTTCCAGCACGTCATCGTCGGTGAGCTTGGCGGCTGAATAGTCCGTTCCCCGGATCACGGAGTCCGGCCTTGTCTTTGACCCGTGTCGTTCGCCCCTGGCTAGCCGTTCCGGGTGCTTGCGCGAGTAATGGTCGTCACCGCGAGAAGGATTCTTCGGGGCCGCATGTACGCCCCGCCCTTTCCGCTCACGATCCGCAGCGTTGTCGGCGTGAGTGCCAAGGAACAAATGATCTGGCCGGACGCAAATAGGGTTATCGCACTTGTGACAGACAAGTAGGCCATCGGGAATTGGACCGTTCGCTTTCTCCCAAGCGACTCGATGCGTTCCTTTCGGAGAGCGGCCGACGCTGACCAATCCATACCCGGACTTGAACCTCGCGCCGGTCCACTCCCAACAGCCGTTCTCGCGCTTCTCTATCAGTTCTTCAAATCGGTCAAGCTTTGTTCGGCGATTGCGGGTGCTGTGTCCGACGATGAAACGGACCGGTTGGCCCTTGATGTGGCCGTACGTCTTGTTGTTGCGCTTGGCCACGTTGGTGGGTTGACCGCAGCCGCATTCGCAGAGTTGCAAGTTATCCATAGAAAAGGATTCTAGTGCATTCACAATGGTCGAACTCGAAATTGCCATTTACTCCAAGCTGGCTGGTGACGCGACCCTCACGGGTCTACTCGGTGGCACCGCCATCTACAACGGCACAGCGCCGCAGGGGGCGGTCTACCCCTACGTCACATTCTCAAACGTCAGCGAGAACGACAACTACACGCTGTCCGCGCAGGTGACCTTTGACTTCCTCTACGAAGTAAAGGCCGTCACCAAGTCACCAGGCGGGTCGCCTTCGCGCAAGGCCGCGGGCGAGATCGAGGCGCGCGCCAAGGCTGTCCTGAACGATACGACCCTCACAGTTTCCGGCCGCACACTGCTTTCAATCCGCAAGCAGTCCGGCTTCACGTTTGACGAAATCGACTCTGGCGTGGTCTACAGCCACGCCGGCGGCAACTACAGAATCTGGCTCGCATAGGAGGCCGACGATGGCATTCAGCCACAGCGCAGGAACAACCAAGGTCTATTGCGGCGGGCGCGACCTGTCGGGGTATCTCCGTGAAACCACATCCAGCGGCGAGATTGACAAGGCGGATACGTCCACCTTCACATCGACCGTCCGCACCTACATTCAGGGGCAGTCTGACGCGACTTTCTCGGGTGAAGGAATCTACGACGGCGCGGGAACGGTCGGCGTGGACGCCGTGTTCGAGGCCGCGATCAGCGCCAAGCAGGTTGTGTTCGAGCACTTCCCCGCAGGTGACGCGATCGGCGCCTACGGACGCGGCGGCGGGGGTGCGCCGACCACGAAATATGAGGTCCAGTCACCCGTCGAGGACGTGAACCAAATCAGCTTCGAGGTTCAGTCCGGTGCCGGATTCGACCCGGTTCGCTCGCACCAACCGTTGGCCGCGAGTCTCACAGGCAGCGGTACGGCATCCTCCACGGTCGACGGCGGCGCAGCATCAGCCAATGGTGGCGCGGCCTACTTCCAAGTCTCCGCGCTCAACGGCGGAACGGCTGTTCTGAAAATCCAGCACAGCACAAACGACTCCACTTACAGCGACCTCGCGGCAGGCACAGTCACCGCCGCAGGCTCCGCGCTCCGCGTCGCCGTGTCCGGCTCGGTCAACCGCTACACGCGGGCGACATGGACGGTCACCGGCGGCACCGCAACCTTCCACGCAGCATTTGCGCGGAACCCCTGACAAACCAACACAAGGAGGCTGACAAGTGAGCACATCACACGGCAGCACAGCAGTCCTGAAGGTGACCTCGGGGGGAACGCTCCGAGACATCTCCAGCTACGTCACCACCACCGGACTCGCTCGGGAGATCGACAAGGCCGAGACTTCGACCCTCGGCTCGACCGTCAAGTCCTACATCCAGGGCCTGACTGACGCAACGATCCCGATTGACGGGATTTACGACCCGACCGTCGATGGCTACTTCGCCGCGCTCGTGGGCATCCCCGGAGCCGGAGGTACCGCCTTCGAGTTCTACCCCGCAGGCACCGCAGGCATCAAGTACAGCGGGTCCGTGATCATGAGCAAGTACGAGATCAAGTCCGGCGTTGACGACGCCAACCAGATCTCCGGCGAGTTCCAGGTCACCGGCGCAATCACGAGGGCTTAGCGATGAGTACGCCACCCAAAACACTTTCAGCAGACGCCTTCCTTTCCTACAAGCCGAAAGAGAAGGTCGTCAGCATCCCGTCACTCGGCGGGAAGATCAAGGTCCGCCAGATGCTTGCGGCCGATCAAGAGTTCGTCGCCAGCAAGATCAACGACGACTCAACGGTGATCGACGCGCAGGTCTGGCTTGTGATCCGGTGCGCGGTCGAGCCGTCCTTTACCGAGGAGAACTTCGACCAGCTCAAGAACCTCCCCGCCGAAACCCTCAGCGAGATCGACGCCGCGATTGAAGAAGCGTCGGGCGGAAAGGTGGCCTCCGCGAAGGAGGCCGAAAAAAGCGATCTGGCTGAATCCTAGCCTCGCCGTCTACTACGAGGTCGCCCAAGAATCGGGCGCCGACATAGACGTAGTTCGCTCATGGCCCATCGCCAAGTTCAACGGCTGGGTTGCATTCCTCAACTACCGCAACAAGAAGCGCAACGAGGCAATAGAGAAGTCCAAGTAAGGAGCCGCCGTGGGCGCAGCAGCATCACTGTACGTTGACGTGCGCGCGAACGTTTCGAGCGCAACGGCGGCGCTGAAGAAAACTGAAGCGCAGTTCCTTTCCACGGGCGCGGCGGCTAAGAAGATGGACGCGGCCATGATGGCCAGTGCCGCGACCACGACGACAGCGGGCAAGCGCATGGCAACATCCAGCGCCGCTACGGCCAAGGGCGCGGCCGCCGCCACCGCCGCGACATCGCGGATGGGCAAGGCGTCGGCGACGGCAGGCGCAGCGATGCGTGGCCTCGGTGTCTCATCCGGCACCGCAGCGGCGGGTGGCGTGGCGGCGTTTGCATATGGACTAGCCAAGTCGGTCAAATCCGCAGCCGACTTCGACTCCGCGATGCGCAACGTCAACTCAATCGCCGGACTGTCCGAGACGCAATTCCAGTCGATGAAGAGGTCTGTACTCGGGCTCAGCGGCCCAACTGCGCAGGCCCCGCAGACACTGGCCGAAGGCATGTACCAACTTGTCTCGAGCGGCTTCGACGCAAGCGACTCGCTGAAAATCATCAAGAGCTCAGCGATCGCCGCAACGGCTGGTCTGACTGACACAGAAACCGCGACAACGGCCGTCGCCGGAACGCTGAACGCCTACCGGCTCAAGGCGTCCGACGCGCAGCAGGTGTCTGATGACCTCTTTCAGACGGTCAACGTCGGTGTTTTGTCCTTCGAGCAGTTGGCGCAGGGCATCGGCCCCGTCCTGCCGTTCGCGGCGAAGCTCGGCGTGAGTCTCAAGCAGGTCGGGGCCATGACCGCATCGCTGACCAAGGCGGGCATCCCCGCCGCAGAAGCGTTCACATACCAAAAGGGCGTGATGACCCAGTTGGTGAAGCCGTCCGAGGCTTTGTCAAAAGCGTTCCGCAACCTGGGCGTCCGCGACGGCGGCCAGTTGATTCGTCAGAGCGGATCGCTCCAGGCCGCGCTTAGCCGTCTCTATAAGAGCGTCGGCGGCGACTCGCAGAAGTTCGCCAAGCTCTTCCCCGACATTCGCGGCATGAGTGCGGCGTTCTCCGTCACGGGTCGCGGCGCGCGCGGCGCATCTGCGGATCTGGCGCAGTTCAACAACACCGCAGGCAAAACCGCGCAGGTGTTCGCCGAGCAGAAAAAGGGTGACGCCTTCGGCTTCCGCCAACTCCGAACCGAGATTCAGCAGACGGCGATCATGTTTGGCAGCAAACTGTCGCCCACCGTCCGTACTGGCGCATCAGCGATGGGGACGGCGCTTCGCGGCGTTCGCTCCGAAATCGGGCAGATGGTCATAGGCAAGGCAACGCGGAGCATCGCTACGGCAATCTTCGGCGGCCCGATCGCCATGACGCTCTCGCAGATCGGCATGGCGAGGTCAGCAATTCGCGGCCTGCGGTCCGACGGTGCGAAGTTGTCAGACATCGGATTCGGGAAGCAGACGGGGCTCGACGGCAAGAAGTACAACGTCAAGATCGACGTTGACAACAAGTCCGCGCTCTCCAAAACCGCCGGCACGAAGCGTGGTCTTGACTCAATCCCCGGCGTCAAGACCACGAAGATCCGCGTGACTTCCGACGCGGACATCGTTTCGACGAAGATCCGCACCGCGCTAACCCGAGCGGCCAAGCCGATCAAGATCAAGACCGAGTTCGACCGGCGCGGCAACGCATCGACCGTCGTCACGCAGGCCAAGCCGATCAAGGTCACGGCCGACACCAGCGCCGCGAGGGCGAAGGCGACACAGTTTGTCCAGACAGTGAACGGACTGAAGCCCAAGTCGGTGCCGGTCAAGGCCAATAACCACCAGGCAACGGCCGCGATCAACCAGACGATTCAAGACCTCGCTCGAATCCCCGCGACCAAGAACGTCGATATCAACGTTCGCACGCACAAGACCACCGGCAAGGCGTCCGGCGGCGCAGCATCCGGTCTGGTTGAAGTCAACGAGCGCGGCCCCGAATCCGCCCGGCTCCCCGGCGGCCAGATCGCCATGCTCGGGGATGGACGTAGGCAGGTAATGGCGCTCCCCAACGGCTCCTACGTCTACACCGCAGCACAGACCGCCCGCATGTTCGGTGACATCCCGCACCTGAAGGGCGGCGGCAAGGGTCCAAGGCGCAAGAAGCGCGAGAAGATGAGCGACTACCGCAGCCGCTACAACGCATGGGTCAACCGGCTTTCGGGAATCAAGGACTCGGGCACCGACCGCAAGATTGCAAGCGTTCCGCTGATCCCCGACGGCAGCGGCGGGCTAATGGCCAACCAGATCGCCGGCGACAAGTTCAATCTCTCCCGCGCCAACCGACACCTGTCGGAAGCCAAGCGCATGAAGGGGCCAGAGCGCCGCGAGGCGATCGCCCGCGCCCGCGCCGAGATCGCGCAGGCCAAGCAACAACTCGCACTCGACCAAGCGCAGGCGGCGCAGGCACAGAAGGACAAGGAGATTGCCGCGCAGGAATCTCTCGTCGCCGCGCTCAACGCACAGGCCGAAGCGATCAAGGCCAACACCGACGAAATGACCAAGACCCGCAAACTGGCCGAGTCGCTTCACACCGCGACCAAGGGCGTGACGGACACTTTGATTCAGGGCATCTTCGACAAGACCGTGGGCGGGCAGCTCTCAACGTGGATGCTCACAAGCGGAGCAAGGACGGCAACATGAGCGACCTGCTGAACCTCACCTTCGACGGCACCCACCTAAACGGCAACTCGGACGGCACAAGCCGGATCAGCGTCCGAGAGGACTTCGAGTGGCCGACCGCACAACCTAAGCGCGAGTGGGCGGAGAAGAAGATCGGGCAAGCGCAGGTTCCAAACCCGCGCCGCGACAACTTCGAGTTGACCATCCCGCTTCAGATCGAAGGCACCGAAGATCAAATCGCCGCCGACGCGGGCACAATCGCCGCGTCGCTTGCCGAGGCCGAATCGCTCGCACACATCGGCGGCTCGGCGCTGACCGCGCAGTTGGCCGACGCCTCCACCGCGACCACGCTCAATGTCTTGGCCGGCGAATTGGTGCAGGTGAAGGTGGACTTCAAGCGCCTTTACGGCGTTGCCACGTTCGACCTGAAACTTTATTGCGAGCCGTGGCTGCTCGGCCCCTGGGCAACCGCCAAGACCGGCCGCAAACCCGCAGGCGTCGCAGCCCAAGAAGTCCAAATCAGCGGACTCTCTGGCGACATCCCCGGCCCAGCCCGCATCACCGTCACCAACCAAGGCTCAGCCGCCCAGCAGTTCGCCATGCTCGGCCTCGACGGTCGCGGCTACGCCTCGGGCAACAAGCTTGTGCTGAT